TTCCTTCCAGCCGTCTTTCTTGACTTTCTCCGCGCCACGCCGATCGCCACCGTAACCGCGGGGCGTAAAACTCATGCTTTTCACGCGACACCTCCGCCGGTTTCGATCGCCCAGGACAAGATCGCTATGGCATCGGCCTCGTTGTCATCTTTGGGGTCAAATCCGCGTTCCCTGGCGGCATCGATCATTGCCTGCTTGTTCGCATTTCCCTTGCCGGTGGCGTGTTTCTTGATGGTGCCAACCGGGACGCCCTGATACGGCACACCGCGCATCTCGGCCCAAGCCGTCAGGACCGCCATCAGACCCCCATAAACGTGCGCCGCGTCGGTGCCGGCGTGACGACGAACTTCTTCGTACCAGATCGTGGCAATTGGTCCGGACAGGCGGTCCATCTCGCTCAGCCAGTTCTGGAAGCGCAAGTACCGCATGCCACCGCCGTCATAGCGGCTGGGTTTGAACGAGACCGTGCCGCTGGTGATCAGGCCGTCGTAGCCGCGCAAGGCCCAGCCGGTTGTCGTGCCAAGATCCAAGGCAAGGACAGTTTTCGCGCGGCCAAGAGTTCTGGCTGCAGCGTTGTCGGAGACGTGTGCTTGTGTGTTCATTTTGAAGGCTCATGAATTCGAATGGGCCTTCGGCTTTGGTCACGGGCAGAATACCGGTCCGGACTCCGGCAAACAAGAAAAACCGCGCGACGCCGGTCTTTTTGATCGCCCGGGACTTGGTGGTCCCAACCTCGCAGCCTGGTCCCAACCTCCAGCATAGGTTGGGACCATCTTTTATTACGCCTTTTCAATGTATTATGGGAGTTGGTCCCAACCTGTCCTTGTCCCAACCCCTCCCTAACTTTTTCCATAGGGCGTGTGTATTAGCCCATGGTTCTACGTCCTCCATATAAAGTAAGCAAAAAGGTTGGGACCAAAGGGGGTAGGTTGGGACCACGTTGATTTTAAAGGCAAATTCCTGTCCCAACCCCCTGCTGAGGTTGGGACAAGGTTGGGACCAAACAGGGGGGTTGGGACCAAACAAAAAAAGCGCGAGGATTTAACCCCGCGCCGTTCATCATATTTTCAGCTGGATCAGCGTCGATAGCGCCACTCACGTCCCCGCTGCTCACCTTCTGCCCGGGCCGTCCTGTATCGCTCCCAGCCGGTTTTCTTCAGATAGCCAGACACCCGCATCTGGTCGACACGTGTCCAACGCGCCGGTTCAATCCCGATAGCTTCCTCAAGGATTTCACCAACCGAGACGTTTTTCAGTGGCTCGCGGCGGGGAATGCTCTCACGCCGCGGAGGATCAAACGACGAATAGTTGTCGCCAGTGACCCGGATTTCATGGGTCAGCCAATGCTCGATCAACCCATCCCAGGCGTCCGATTGAAAGCGCTTGTCCTGCTCGTTGCGCGCGGCTTTCAGCAAGTCTTTGTCCTCAAGCCACCAGATCGCCCCCGATTTGAACCGGTGGACCGCCTCGGCCCAAAGCTGATCGCGGTCGCGCGCGAGCCCCGCGACGTCGATCTCGCCGCACCGGATGGGCCAGAAACGCCGGTTTCCGGTCTCGTCGCGCAGATAGGTGTCTGGATTGACAGTGCCCGCGAACACGCATTGCCGTTTGATCTCGACGGTATGGCGGCCATAAGGCGGGCGAAACCGGTCGGTGGTGCGCGTGAGGAAGGCCTTGATACGTGACACCTCGGCGCGGCCGATCGCATCCAGTTCGGCGATTTCAACGATCCAGACGCCCTGCATGTGGATGGCCGCATCCTTGGAGCCAAGGTCCGGCAGCTCATCGGTAAACCATTCCTCGCCCGCGAGGATCTTCAGCGCGGTCGATTTGCGCGCGCCTTGCTCGCCTTCCAGGATCAGCATGTGGTCGGCCTTGACACCGGGGCGGAAGATGCGGGCGACGGCCGAGATCATCCAGAGCCCGCCCATGGCGTGGGTCAACTCCGTGGGGGCCGCTCCGAGGTAGCGGCTGGTCCAGCGCTCCAGCCTCGGCGTGCCGTCCCAGATGAGGGACTGAAGATAGGCCCGCACCGGATGAATGCGAATGTCGCGGGCCACGGCACCGACCGAGCGGCCCACCACCAGGGGCGCGACATTCACCTCGCGATGCTGCAGCCATTCAGCGGCACGGATATCGTCGGCATCGTCCCAGGGGCGCGGATAGGGTGTCTTGGGATCATCCCCCGTTTCATCCCATGGCAGCGCACCAAGAACGGCCACTTCCTGGCGAAACTCATCAAAGGCAATAATGCCCGCGAAGGCCGGATCAGAATTCAGCGCGATGATGACATTGGCCTCGTTGCGCTCGGGCGTGCCGGAAAGGTCGAGCCGCAACCGATTGGCCCAGGCTGGCCGTGCGGCAGGTTTCATGAGATCGCCGGTGCTGTTGAGGCGACGGCGCAAGACCCCGAGCTGTTTGTCCAGAATTGCAATGGCAATCCCGGTGCGGATCTTGATCAACGACAACAGATGCCGCTCTTCCATGGGTTCGAGGCGCGCCTTGACGATGCGCCCCATCAACGTGCCAAGGGCTGTGAGGTCTGGCGGATTGGTCAGAGTTTCCGTCGCTCCGGCCAGTGTATCGGCTGCATTTTCTGGCGCGGGTTCAGACATTGTGGCAACAATATCAGATGTGTTGGTCTCCACCACCGGAGTCGCGATCTCGTAGTCGGCGCTCACCGCGCCCTTCATGAGATCGTCGTTGAAATCATCACCGTTGAGCGGTGCTTTGACCCGGTTCGGGATGTCCGCCATGTTCAGGCGATCAGAAAGCGTGGCGGCGGCCTGACGGCCGGCGTCACCGGCATCGGCGTAAATGGTGACGTGCCGCGTGCCCTCGGGCCATTTGAACCGTGCCAGCCCATCGGCAGAAAGCGCCGCCCAGACCGGGGTGCCAAAGATCGCTTGCGCCGCCAGTGCCGTTTCGATGCCCTCCGCCACCCCGAGATGACCATCCTCGGGCAACGGAAACAGACGCACGGCGGCCTCCGCGATGGTGCCCAGCATTTTCTTGCCGGCAGGTGCCTTGCCACTGCCATCCTCAATGAGAAAGGTGCGATGAATACCGCCCACGGGGCTGCCATCGACCAGGCGGGGAATGGCGACCATCCCGGGCCAGCCGCGACGGCTTTCGTAATCTGTCAGATCGCCGTGGAACAGGAGATCCGGCGCGCACGGGTCGCTGAGCCCACGCGATTGCAGGTAGGTTTCGGCCACGCTGCCGGTAAGCGGCTGACAGTCTTCCCGGATGCGGCGGATTTCCAAGGCGTGATCGGGGCGAGCGGGGGTGGTCTGACGAGGCCGAACGGTCGGGTCGCGCTCCATATGCGCCAATCGCGCGGCCTCATCAAAGAGCCTCCCGTCGCTCATGCCGGTCGCATGATAAATCAGATCGACCGGTCCCGCGCGTTCGCCGGTTGCAAAATCGAAACCCCAACCTGCATAGGGCCCGTCGAGATGCAGAATGCAGGAGCCCTCTTTTTGCGCTGGCCGCCCGGTCAGATCCGCACACCGCAGGGCGCGCTTATCACAGGTCAGCCGTGCCTCGGGAAAAAGCGACGGCAACCAGTCGCCTGCCGTGTCCGCAAGCCGGGCCTTGATGGCGCGCAGGTCATGGCGCGCGGGGGGCGAGAAGACATCATTGAGATCGATCATGGATTTCCCCTCAGGCCAACAACACGAGGCCGCGTTCCGCGCGGGTGATGGCGGTGTAAAGCCAGCGTCGGCGGTCGAGTTCGCTACGCCCAAGCCCGTCATCCCAGACGATCACGTTTTCCCATTGCGAGCCTTGCGCCTTGTGCGCGGTGATCGCCCAGCCGAAGGTCGCCTCTGTCAGGTGTTTTTTGTCTTTCCAATCCCGATCATTGCGGTTGCGATCAAAGGCGATGTGGTCCTCAAAATGCCCCTTGTAGATGCGAAGGCGGCCCGTGCGCCCCTCGTTATCTGCTGGCCCAACACGCCGCCCATCCTCATCCGTCACTTTGGCCGAAAAATAAAGACTGCCCTCATCCACGATATCCTCGAGCGTCAGAAACATGCCGTTGATCAGCCCGAGGTCATTCTGGTTCTTGAGGCAGATGATTTTTTCATCCGCGCCGGTCGGGATTATCGTGCCCCCAAGCCCCGCGGCGGCGCGCATCGCGTTATTCAGCTGCAAACGTGTCGCGTTCATCCCGCAAATCAGTTGCCCGCCGCACAATGCCTGTTCCGGCGTGATATCCCCTTTATGCATTTTGGCGACATGCGCGTCATAGCCGCCAAACCCGATCGGTTGCCCCTCGCGCGCCATGGTGGCCAGACGAATGATTGCACTTTCGGCGGCCTGGCGATGAATGTGCGTCAACATGATATCAGGGGCGACATTGGTGAACGCGCCCGCGCCCTTGATCGGTGGCAATTGCCCGGGATCACCCAACACCAGAATTGGTTTCTTGAAGCTCATCAGATCCCGCGCCATGTCTTCGCCCACCATCGAGACCTCATCGAGCACGATCAGCCGTGCATCCGCCGCGTCGCTCTCGGGGTTGAGGGCAAAACGCGGCTTTTTCATTGCCGACAGCGCCTGACGCATGGCCTCGATGCCTGCCTCGGCCGCGGTGCGATCAAACCCGCTCAGGGTGCGGATTTCGATCTCGGCGGCGCGAACCTTGCGCGTGGCCGCCTCGATCTCTTCCTCGGTTGCCTCGGAAACCGAATAGATCAGGCTGTGAATGGTGCGCGCGCGCGTGCCCTTTCGGCTCAGCACCAGTGCCGCCTTGCCGGTAAACGTGGCGGTCACGACGCCGGGTATGCATCCTCCCTCACGATCAGAGCGATGGGGGGACAGGCCGAGTTCATCGAGGACGAATTTCAAAACGGTGCTTTTGCCGCTGCCGGCATAGCCAAAGAGCCGCAGAACCTGCTGCTCGTGGGTTCGGGTCTCGAACCATTCCCTGATCTGCCGGATGGCCGCTGCCTGCTGGGCGGAGGGGGTGAAACTTGTCATTGGCGCGCGCCCTTCACGATGTAATCCTTGACCACCCCGCCCGTCGCGGGATCGCCGATCTGACACTCACGGATAAATATGCGGCGACCATCAGCCAGCCTTCGCCAATGGCCGCGCCGGATATGCCAGCGCGGACTGGCATGGGTGCCGCCGAGCGCAGCATGTTTTGTCCGCGCGCGTTCAAGATCGATGGTGATCTGGTGCCACGTCCAGCCACGCACGCCGGCCCTGGCGTATTTCCGGCGTAGGGCCGGATTAACCTTGCGCTCCTTCACAGCCCCGGCATGTGCCAGGATGGTGAGCGCCCGCCAGACGATACTGGCGACGACCTCATTGTAGATCACCGCTTCCCTATGGGTAGCCTCTGGATTGGCAGTAACATTGGACCATCCCGGCTTGGCAAAGACCGCATGCGCCAGGCAATCCGTCCATTGGCGACGCCTTTTGTCCTTGTAGACGAAGGCGGCTTCTACCCGATCCTCAAATTGCCGCGCGTAGACCAGCAACGACGATCTCTCGGGGTGGCGATCCTTTACCTCGAAGATGACCGCCCGATGGGGAAGTCGCAAAGGCGCATCCATGATCAGCGAGCGCAGATCCTCAACCGCATCGCTGTCAAACGCCTCCTGGTCGGCAAAATAGTAGACCGGCGCGGATTCAATGCCCGCAAAGTGAAAGCCATAGGCGGATCTCTGGCGAAACCGCGCGGCCACCCGTTTGAATTCATAGGCCTGCGGAATCATGATTGCGCACTCCAGCAACGTTGCGCCCAAGCACAAGTTGGATGCCAATGCCCTGCGGCCATACCGCCCTTGCAGACAACCGAGGTCGGCTCGGCCGCCTCGCGGGGCAGCATTTCCCGGGCATCTGACGCCCGCACCACCTCAACGGCCCGGTCACTCATCCGCTGCGCGAGGGCTGCATCAAACGGCACCAGTTCCGCGTAAATCTCCTGGGTGTCGCGATTGAGCGCCGTGAACAATGCGGGGTTCGGCAGATCAAGATAGGCTTGATAAATCGCAATCTGGGCGGCATAGACCGGCTTGGAAATCGCAACGCCGCGTTTCAGCGTGTCTTTCCAACTCGACGCCCCGAGTGCTTTTGTTTCCCAGAGCGCAGGGTAAGCCATCTGCACGGGGCCATTCATCAGGCAGCCGTCAATATGCCCCTTGAAGCGACCATCCAGCGCCGAAAACCCGAACTGCTGGCGATCTTCGCGCTCGGTGCGCAAATCAAACCCGGCGAGCCGCAGCCAGTGTGCCACCATATCCTCACCGCGGTGTCCCGCCTCAAATATCCGCAGAGTTTTCGGGGCAAACGCCTGCCCCTCATCCTTGGGGGTCGCCAGAAAGTCATACTGAATCTGGCGCAGGCACGCCCGCCCGAGCCCGGACGAACTGACATAGGTTCGGGGGCGCTCTGCATCCCGGCCTGCGCTGAGGCCGGTATCGATGGCCGCGCTGAGGGCGGCGGTGATGTCGGGAAGGGTCCGGGGCGGCAAATAATGCGCGCCCGAGCGATGGTTCAAATCGATCATGGGGTTACCTCAAAATGGGATTTCGTTTTCGGGGGCGCGACCGTCGCGCTCGGGCCTTGCGCCCTGGGCCTGCATGCTGTCGATGTAGCCGGTGACCGCCGCCTCGATCAGCTGGTCGATCTCGGCTGCCGTGCGATCAAGGAAGGGTGTCATGAGGCCAAGGTCACTGAGCGCCTCGGCAAAATCCTTTCGCGCATCAACGATGGCCTGTGCCTCGCGGGCGGTTTTATCAATCATTCCGTAATTCCTCGTTGCGAGGTTCGCGCCGATGTCCTGGCACCGGCGCGAACAGAAGTTGTAGGAGGGGAACTGAGCCCTCTGCAGGCGCAGACAGAACCCGAAGCCCCGGGAATCACGGCCGCAGATAGCGCAGACGCCGGAGGCATCCGTCAGGCGATCAGGAGGTGTTCGAGCTCCGTGTGCTGCCCCGGTGCCTCCCTGATCTTGTGGGACGCCAGAACGATGAAGCGGCTGATGGCGACGGACGCCATGGCTTCGAGATCGGACAGCCGGAGACTTGCGATCGAACGATCCAGTCTTCCGCGTGCCTCGAGCCATGTGCCAATCTCCTTTGCCGCTTCGCGCGTTACATGCGCCTGCCATTCATCCGGGGACATCGATTGAGCCGGGCTCAGCTGTTCAACCAGGCCGGCGCCCCGCTCGGGGGTGGCGGCGGCGTTTTGCCCGATTGTGACTGCGCGGCGAGGGCCTGCGCAGGCGCTTGCGCATTCCAGGCCGGTGGCGTCTGCGCGGTGGATTTCCGCGGCGGTGCCTTGACCGGATCGGGAGGCACGTTTTCGCCGCGCATGATCGCCGCGTAGGCGGGCTCATTTGGCAGCACCACATTGGCCAGCTTGTTGCGGTCGCGGTAATGCGGGTTGTCCGAGCTTTCCACCATGATGCGTGCGGCAAAGGTGATCCCGTCCAGATGTTTGAGACCACCAATCACCCGCTTTTCCCGGGCCGTCTGGCTGGTATCTGCAGGATCAAGACCAAGTGCGCTGTCGATCATCGCCCGGAAGGTGCTTTTCGAAATATTCCAGCCCTTCGACTGGCCCTTTTCGTCCAGCTTGCCGCCGGCAACCGTGAAGTTCTGCCAGAACTTGCGCCGCGCGAACGCGCCTTCGGCCACCGTGAGTTCACAATCAAGCATCTTGGCATCGCTGTGGCTGGACGCCTTCAGCAACCCGGCATCCATTTCTGTCGCGCCATTGCTGCCACCCGGGCGGATTTTCAACATGACCCTGGCGAAAGTGCCATCGGGGATCAGCTCCCCCATCGGGGCCATTTGCGGGGCGGCGTCATTCAGATCGTAACTCATGGGTTCAGTCCTTTCATTGAGGGATCGGGGGTAATGGGTGTGGTTGGTGTGTTCGGTGTGGCGCGCCCGTCGACCTTGGCCAGCAGCGCCGCGAGATCAGGTGGCTCGGTCATGTCCAGCCGACCCGAGCGGTCTTTCGCGGGAAGACCCCAGGGGTTGCCCGATTTGCAGACCAGACGTCGGTCGGGCGATGCCTCATCCAGAACCCAGGCCCCGTCAGCGTCCTTGCCAAAAAGCTGCATCGACAGGACCTGATCGACGATCCCGGGGAGTTCGCGTCCGGCTTTCGAGCCTTCCATCTGCGGCACCCAGGTTGAGACACCGAACTCGTCGGTCAGTTTTTCCAACACGCCCACAAAGATCACGGTCTTGCCCCGGGCATGCTGGAGGTGTTTCAGCGCCTGGATGACTTCCCGGCCCAACAGCCCGTAGGCCCCGCGAATATCCGGTTTGCCGGTGCGTTCCGAAAACGCCTCGGCCTGTTGTTTGGCATAGGCCATGGCCTGGCGCGTCAGATCGGTGATCGAGTCAACGAAGATGATCGAGCGGTCGCTGAGGAACTCTTCCAGCCCGCTTGTCGCGTATTTGGCCTGCACATGAGCATGGTACCCCGCGCCATAATAGCTGTCGGGATGTTGCGCCGGGTCCGGGCCGCCGATCAGGATCACAAGATCGCGAAAGTCCTCGAAACTGCGGATTGGAATGCTGGGGCCGCGCCAGTCCTGAACCGATTTCATGCCGGCCTCGAGATCAAGGCAGACGGCCTTGTCCTCGGGCAGCGTTTTGATCAGCGTGGTTTTACCGACGCCGGGCGGCCCGAAGATCGCCAGCGATGTCTTGTTCTCAGCCGCAGACAATCTCTCGTCAGCGGTAATGATGCGCACTGTCATGGTGCTCTCCTTGGGGTGAATGAAAAGATCATCAGCGGCGGGGTTGAACCGGGCGCCGAAGGGGAGCCTGCCCAGCCTCGCAGTCTGGGCGTCCCCGCCGCCGAATTCAGGTTTGCTCTGCCGCCTCAAGCCGGAAGGTTGGTTTGCCGCTGCCGACCTTGCGCGCAGCCTCAAACCCCTTGCGCCAACTTTCTGGCAGGGCCGTATATTTGCGCTCAGGTACCTTCAGCGTGGTCTCGATAAACTCGGCCGGATCATCGCCCGCCGCCTCGATGTTGGCCCCGATCCGGGCGAGCCGTTCCTGATCCCAACTCACACGTTTGGGCAGATCGGCCACCACCGTGAAATCACCGTCGGCAAGGCGAACGGTGCCGGTGTCCTTGCCGCAGGCGCGCCGCGCCACGGTGGCGCGGGTGGCATAACGCGCCTCAAGCGCGGCATTGAAACGTGCCGTCGCGGCCTTCATTTGCTTGCTGGCCTGCGCCAGATCGCTCTGCAGGCTGGCCAGAAACTCGACAGGCATCTCAGCCAACTCGCCAATTGGCAGCTTGAGCATCTCCTCCGTGCTCGGGGTGTTGTCGGGATAGGGCATGGATTGGTCTCCTTGGATGAATTGGAATTGAAAAGCGGGCATCAGGCGGCCGGATCCAGAAGCAGCCTTGAAAGCGAGGCAGCGGCGGTCTTGGGCTTGGGGCGGGCGATGGCGATGTAGGCGAACTGGTCCGTTCCGATGCGCTGCTGCACCAGATGCACGAGGCCAAGCTCTGAAAGCCGGTAGGCCGCATTCGCCGTGGCTCGCAGAGCACGCAGGTCGGCCTCGGAAAGTTTCGAGAGGACAGCAGTGATCTCGATCACCAGAAATCCCCGGTGATATTCAAGCCGCTCGCCGGGGGCAGCCACATCTACCCAGGCCATTAGGTCGATTTCAGAAATGGGTGCCTTCAGTCGGATAACGGGCGACATCACGCGGCCCACCCATCACGTTGGCGCGTCTGCAATTCTGGAACCGCGACACCGTGCCGGGCCTCAAAGGCCAGAATGTCCGCTTGGCTGTAGCGAATATGGCGACCAATGCGCAGAAACCGGGGGCCCCCGCCTTCAGCACGCCAACGCTCCAAGGTCCTCGGCGTGATTTTCCACCGCCGGGCCAGAAGCTTCGTTGTCAGAAAATTATGCTCCATTACGGTCCTCATCGAGTTGATGAGGGCAATATGACAAAGCTCTGGGTTGGACGTCGTGTCACGAATGGTCGGTGCGCGAAAATAGATTATTGTTGGAAATCAGCGTCCCAACGATTTCCGGTCGGAGCTCCAACTGAACACCAACCACCCACCAACCGATCACCGACCGACCACCAACCAAACTGTTGCGCTCCCGGCGAATCAGGGCCTGGTGTCCCGGACACAAAAAAGCCCGCACATGGCGGGCTCTCGGAGGTCAGGATCGGAGGAATCAGTGGTCCAGTCGCATTGCGATTACCAATCTGGGTTCCATCAGATAATAGCCCCGCCGCCCCCGCGCACTCAAAACCAACTCCCGCCAACCCGGGCGACTGGAAAACAAATAGCTGAGCTTTGTTGAAACGGAGCCAGCCGCGTCGAGGATGTCTGATCCGCGTTGGTCTGGTTCACCGGTTACCGCAGAGATGTAGAGAAAGTTCAGCGCCCGGGCCTGCATGTCGGTGAAGCAATAGGTCTCGTTGTAATACAGGAACGATGAAAATCGTTCATAATCATCGATATGGGGAATTCTTGCCCGGTCTATGATTTCCTGAAACCTGTCACGCTCGGACTTGCGCACGACCAGCGCATCACGATGCACAATCCAATCTTTGCCGCCCTCGGGTGTTGAAACTGCACCGCCATCGGCCGAGATGAACGCCTGCACCGGGCATGTGTTCTTGCGCAGCACCTTCATCGCGTCGCGGCGGCGAAGATCAACCACCTCTTCAAAGTCAGGATTGTGCTGAAAGGCCCCTCTCTTTCCGTTGCGTTTCACGAAGGCGCCATAGATCCTGGCCGACAACACCAACTGACCGGTTTCCACGATATACTGCAGTTCTGATTCGGTAATGCCCCAATCACCCATAGATTCGTTCAAAGTGTAATATTCACGTAAAATCAGACCCATAATCACCCCCATTTGTTCGCCCTTTGTTTCTACTGGATTGACCATCCGCTTTCAACGGTATATTTGTCCTATTTAGTCCACAGATAAGTTGGGGATAACCATGATCGTCACCAATATCGCGCAACGCCTCAAGGCCCGCGCGTTTCAGTTTGACATGACACCGGCCGCGGTGGCCGAAGCCTCAGGGCTCAATCGCTCGTTCATTTATGACATTCTCAGGGGAAAATCCGTACGCCCCAGCCGGGCCAAGCTGCAGATGGTCGCCGATGTTCTGAAAGTTGATGTGGGCTGGCTGATCGACGGCGATGGCGATGTGGAGGGGGAGGCCCCGAAGATCTATGTGCCGGATACAACCTTTGTCGCCATATCAGGTGTTCGCGCCCGCGCCTCGGCCGGCGGCGGGACAATCGTACAGGCCGAAGACGAACAGGCCAGCAAGCTCTATCATTTCCGTCTGTCATGGATCGAAGATGAGCTTGATGCCAGCCCCAGGGATCTCAGGATGTTGCGGATCACTGGTGACAGTATGATCCCGACACTGAACGATGGCGACACCATCCTCGTTGATATGGGACGCAAGGCACCACACCCTTCCGGCCTGTTCGTGTTGCACGATGGCATGGGGCTTGTGGCCAAGCGGGTTGAGCATATCCCCACCAGCGACCCGCCACGTGTTCGCGTGACCTCCGATAATCCGAATTATTCACCCTATGAATGCCTGATAGACGAGATCAATATTATCGGGCGGATCCGGTGGTACGGCCGCAAGGTTTGATTCTGTCACATCGAAGGGAAGCTGGCGGATTGGCCACGCCTGAGGGCGACCCCCGCAATGTGCATCGGTGAAACAAACCGACACGAACCGCCACCAGCCCCACAACCATCTGTTTTGAATTGTTAATCTCATTATCTTCGACAATCTGGACACGTACCTTACGCACAGGACGTGTCAATGCCACACCCCCAGCCAAGACGAAACGCTCTCCACCCCGACAAGATGTCCGCCGATGCGCGGCTTGCCGAAATCGGCCGCATTCTCGCCGCCGGTCTGATCCGGATGAAAGGCGCAAAGTCCAGCGGTCTACCTGCCAATGCCGGAGACAGTTCTCTCGACTTACCGGCCCCGGCGAGCGGTCATGCGGGCACCGAAAAACCGAGTTGGAGACCGTGATGAAACAGTTGAAACGCAAACAAACGCAGGCTGGCCTGCCAAAGCCCGGGCAAAATCCCGAGGTAGACATGACCGTGCTGGCGCGCCTCAATTCCCTTGAGAATATGAGCATTCCAGACCTCAAGGCCGAATGGGCCCGCCTCTTTGATGCCCCTGCCCCCAACAACAGCGGCCCCTATCTGCGCATGCGGCTGGGCCACCGGATACAGGAGCTGACCTATGGTGGGCTCAGCAAGCCGGCCAAGCGCATGCTCGATTTATTGGTCGATGAGGTTGAGGGTGGCAAGGTGCGTAAATCGATGATTACGGACCCCCGCACCCCCGTTGTCGGCACGCGGCTGATCCGGGAATGGGACGGCGTCGAGCACACCATCACGGTGCTCAAGCAGGGCTTTGAATGGCAGGGACGGCATTACAAATCGCTCTCGGCCATTGCCCGCGCCATTACCGGCACCCGCTGGAATGGCTTTCGGTTTTTTGGCCTCAGCGGCTCGAAACGGTGGGCAAAATGAGATCGAACGTATCAAAGCTTCCTGCACGCAAGCGTTGTGCGGTTTACACCCGTAAATCCTCCGAAGAAGGCCTCGATATGGCGTTCAATTCGCTCGACGCCCAACGCGAGGCCTGTGAGGCTTACATCCTCAGCCAAAAGGCCGAAGGCTGGGTGCTGGTCAAGGATCACTATGACGATGGCGGGATTTCTGGCGGGACGTTGAACCGGCCTGACCTGCAGCGCCTCCTCTCTGATATCGAGGCCGGTCTGATTGATGTGGTGGTGGTTTACAAGATCGACCGGCTGTCGCGCTCGCTGATGGATTTCTCGCAACTGGTCGAGGTGTTCGAGCGCAACAA